GACTGGAGTTCAGACGTGTGCTCTTCCGATCTGGGTAGATGGGTCGTCGCCGTTGACGATCAGATCAGCCAGCTTTCGGCGCAGTGCCCGCATAGCCATGCCGTAGATCTTGTCGTAGTAGCTGGCGGGGGACAGCCGGGCGATATTGCGGTCCACATAGCTGGTCACACTCAGCTCATAGGGCTTGATCTCCGCCACGCCGAAGGTGGGGTCGGTGGAAGCCGTGCGGGCCGTGCCGGCAGTCTCCTCTACCTTGCCGCCCTTGGCATCAAGCTCAGTAATCACATAAGGCTCCTGGAAGGCGCCCATGCCGGTCATGTCCATCACCCGGACACGATCCACAATGGAAGGCACCACATTGCCCAGAGGGTCACGGATCTCGGCTCCGGAACCGGTGGGCTGCACAATGGTACCGGTAGACAGGGTGGTCTGGTTACTCAGGGCGCGGCGCACTTCATTGGCGGTGAAGGTGACGCTGTCACCCTTCTGCAGGGCAGTCACCCGCTCGGCGGCCAGGTCTTCCAGCTCCGACCCGGTAGGACCGGGAGCGGAAAGCATCTGCCGCTCCTGCTCGGCCACCAGGTCCTGTACCTGCTGGATCTCGGCGTTCAGGTTGGTGATCTGCTCCATCAGGCTCTGGTAGTCTGCCTGGTTGTTGGCCGTCAGGGCATCCTCGGCCTTCTGGAGCAGGCCGGCGCGCTGGTTAATGAGGGCGTAAAGCTTCTGCTTCATGGTTCTCGTTCCTCCAATCAAAATCGATTTCGTTCCAGTTCCAGACGGGCGGAAACCCGCCAGTCGGTACCAGCATCTTTGGGGGCAGGTTCCATCCCCTGCCGAGGGTTCGGGTTGGCCTTGAGGTAGGCCGCCCGAAGGGCGTCCAGATCAGGCAGACCAAAGGCATTGACCAGACTGCCTGGACTCATCCCCTGGCTCTCCTGCCCCAAGATCTCGTCCACAAGGCCGTGATCCAGGGCGTCCTGGGCGGTAAGCCAGGTTTCAGAGCTCATCATCCGCCGCAGACTGGCCCGGTCGCTCTTGCCCCGGGCCTTCAGCTCGTAAGCGTTGAGGATGGCCTCCCGGGTGCTGTCCAGCATTCCGATGGAACGCTGGTGGGCCGTCCGATCCCCGTCGGTACTGGTACTGGGCAGGTGGATCATCATCTGGGCCACCGGGGAGATGGCCACCGTATCGCAGCCCAGGCAAAGATAACTTGCCGCGCTGGCCGCCAGGCTCTGGATCTCCGCCCGGGTGTGCAGGCCGCTGGCCTTCAGCACCGAGTACATCTCGCTGCCGGCAAAGACAGATCCGCCGGGGCTGTTGATCTCCAGCACCAGCTCTTCCCCCTCCGGGTTGGCGGCAATGGCGTCCCGCACCTGCTGGGGAGAGAAGGCCGAATAGCCAAACCACTCATAGATCCACTTGTCGTCGTCGGCAGATACAATGCCGTTTAGGGTCACTCTCATGTGTTTTCACCTCCGCTTTCTGTATTTCGATTGACCGACAGTTCTCTCCACAAGGAAAGTGGCACATAGTTCAGGGAGGCCAGGCGCTCGTCGCCGCCCTCCACATCGGGCATATCCTCCAGCCGGTTGATGTCATTGACCGAGAATACGCCGATCTCCCGCATGTTCTTATACCAGGCACTCCGGGCGGCGTTGTCGCCCCGGAGCTCGGCCATCATATTGATGCGCAGCTCCAGCCCGGCGGCGATCTGGCCGGCAAAGAGCATCTTGTAGGTCTGCTCCTCCTCGTACTGGGTGACGATGGGGTGCAGGGTGGAGACCACATACTCGATGGCATTTTGCTCGTTGGAGCTGTACGCCTGCTTGCCCTCCTGGAGCTTATAGAGGGGGATTCCAAAGTAGCGGGCAATGTCCCGGATGGCCACCTCCTGGCTTTCGATAAACTGGGCGTCCTTGTTGCTCAGGCTGACCGACTGATATTTCAGGCCATAGTCCAGGATGGCAATCCGGTTGGCATTGGTTGGGCCGGAATGAACCCGCTCCCAATCCCGGCGCAGGAGGTCTTTTCTGCGGATCTTCTGCTCTGGGTTTTCCGGATCATTTACGCTGCCGGACAGGTCAGTATCCGTCTGGAGTACGCCGCCGGGCTGTCCGCCGTTTTCGTAGTAGCTCAGGTCGTGCTGCTGCCGGGCTCTGGCTGCGGTGATCACCTCCGCCGCCCGCTGCAGCACCGAGATCCCGGTGATCCCATCCCGGGACGCCCCCTTGTAGTGGTTCACATCGGCATGGGATAGAGTAAATACGCTGCCGGACGCCGGGTCCCGGACATTGTGCCATACCCGTCCGGCGGTGTCCCGCCAGGTATAGACCAGCTCTCCGGGCAGAGGGATCAGCTCTATGATCTCTGCCGTATAGGGGTTGCGCCGGATCCAGTCGTAGCTGTTCCCCCGGGTCAGGCGGCTGGCCTCCAGCAGCTTTTTCCGCACCGACGGCGCCATGGCCTCATTGGGCCGGATGTTCAGCAGCCGCAGCAGGGGCAGCTCCACCCGCTCCCGGGTCACCCGATCCACGCAGTAGGTGGGAAGCTTGGCCATGGAGTCGCTGAGGATCTCAATGCACCGATCCACCGCGCTGAGCTTTCGGGCCGCGGTCTCGCTGGCGTCCAGCGTGGTGGGCGAATAGCCCACCGCTGTGAGAGTGTCTACCGTTACGGCGTTCTTGACAGAGGGAGAGCGGGCCACCGCCCGGAGGCCTTTTGCCACACTCACTGCTCACCGCCTCCCCCCAGAGAACTGAGCACCGCGCCCGCCAGCAGGAACAAGCCCGCGGCGATTATTCCGGCGGGCATGGAGTACATCCCTGTCCCCAGACTCACCAGTGCCGCGCCGGCAGCCATCACCAACTCTGTGGCATACTCCGCCACCGCTTTTTTCAGCTCCTTCATCTACGCTCCTTCCTGTGTCCAAGTTGGACACCGCTACAAACTAAAGTCCGGATGAGCCAGGGCCGCCGCCAAATCGGGCTTCTGGGCCTGCTTGGCCATAGCCGTGGCCATGGCAATGATCCAGGCCACGGTGATGTCGATACGGCCTACACTGCGGTTTTTCATGGGCTTGAGGTTCTCGTTTCCATCGGTGGCGCAGCGCACATTGCCAAAGCACCACCGGGCGGCGGTATTGTGCTCGTGAAGCATCTCGTGCTTGCGCAGAAGCAGCTCCACCTGCTTGGTGGCCGGGCTCATGCCCATCATAGTCTGGGAGATCTCAATAACCTCCAGCCCCTCCTGCTCCTCTGTCCCCTGCATCAGCCGCTGGGACAGTGTCCAGGACAGGGCGGGGTCCAGCCCCAGGGTCACCAGGTCAAAGTCCCTGGCCGCCTCCCAGATGGTCTGCTCCACAGCGTCATAGTCGATGATGTCGCCCGGACAGCCCTGGAGGAACTCCGCCCGGATCCAGTCTCCATAGGGCACCCCGTCCCGGGTCTCCCGTGCCTGAAGGTCTTCCAAAGGCACCCATGCCCAGAACAGAACCACCCAGGTCTCCAGGCCATCCTGGGGCGGGAATAGCAGCACAAAGGCGGTGAGGTCTGTGCTCTTGGATAGATCCAGCCCACCATAGCACCGCTTTCCTCTCAAATACGCACGCACAGCCTGCCGGCGGGAGATCACGTTCAGCCCCTCCCATTCGGGGCGGTTAAACTGGGTTTTGTCGTAGATGGTGAGGGGCACCCAGCCCACCGACTTGACGGCGATCCACTGGTTGAGGCGCAGCCAGCGGAACAACCTCTCTGCCGCCTCGCTCTGCCGGGCCGCCCGGGCCTCCTTTCGGAAGTCTTTGATCTTCAGGTTGTGGCCAAGGCCGGGATTGCAGGCGTACCACAATTTCTCGTCGTAGATATCCAGCTCCTCGATCTTGTCCGGGTCGTCCCCGGTAAGCACACCGATTCCAAACATGATAGGGCACCACTCGGGCAGATCGGCGTCCATCTCCCGCTCCGGCTCCCCCCGCCGCCAGGCCAGGATTCTCCGGCACTTCTCATGGATCTCCCAGCCAATGCTCTTCCGGTCGGGGTCATCCCCTGCCGTGGTCAGCACAATCACCGCCTGCTGCCGCCGGGCGGCGTCGGAGCCGGCGGTGAGCACGTCCCACAGTCGCCGGTTTGGCTGGGCGTGGAGCTCGTCGATGATGATGGCGGAGAAGGAAAAACCGTGCTTGGAGGCGCCCTCGGATGAATAGACCTTCATCAGACCGCCGCCTCTCGTACGGATCTCCCGCACACTGTCCCGGCACCAGACCAGGGGGTCGTGCTCAGGCTGAGAGAGAGCGGTATTCTCCACCATGAACTTGGCACACTGATAGATAATATCCGCGTTGGTCTTGTCGGCGGCAAAGATCCCCACCTGGGGCCTGGGCTCCCCGTCCGCGATCAGGTGGTAGAGGCCCAGGCCGGCTGCAAACTCGCTCTTGCCATTCTTCTTGGGGATCTCCTCATAGAGGAAGCGCCGGTACCGGCTCCAGCTCCCGTCCTCATCCTGGGCCTGGACACCGTAAAACTGGCGGATAGCCTCCTCTTCCCAGCCGGACAACTCAAAGGGCTTGCCCGCCCACTCGTTCTGCCCGAATACCAGCATGGAGAAGAAGGCACGGACCATGTCCACCTCGTTCGGACTGTACCGCAGCACAGTGCCGTCGTCCGGCTTCACTACGGCCACCCCGCCCCCAAGCTGTAACATTTCAGGCACGGCGTCTGGCCTCCATCAGTTTCAGGAAGGGGTTATCCTCTCCCTTGTCCGGCTGCTTGGGGAGAACCAGTCGGCACCGACTGGTGACGGTCATGCCCATGTCATTGGCGCAGGCCCTGGCCTGCTCAAAGTAGGACTTCTGGGCCTTGGTCCACTTGTTCACCAGGTCCGGGTCCTGCTGATCCAGGGCGTCCTGAACCAGGCGGCAGGCCGCCGTGAACTGGTGCTGCGCCACGATGTAACGCCCCACCGTGTCCCGGTCCAGCTGTGCCGCCCCCAGGTCGGCGGCCAGGAGCTCCTTGGCCAGGGCGCGGAAGTCAGCCTTCAGATACTCCGGCAGCCACTTGGGCACCCGCATCTTGGCGGACTTGGGAAGCTCCACTTCTCCGGCTGCTCGCTGAGCCTTTTCGGCCTTGCTTAAATGCTTTCGGCCATTGGCCTCCAGCACGCTCAATTTTTGTCTGGGTCCCGGCATGTTCTCAGCTCCTTTCCCGCCTTTCGCCCCGTGGGGAAAAAATCTCTCACGAAGGGGGCCCTGCGGTCTTACGCCCCCAAAGCCAAAACAATAGATCGGAAGAGCGTCGTGTAG